GTATAAAAGAATCCCAACAAATATTCTTCACTATTGAAGATTTGAGGTACGCTTTTACGGCTGGTTATTACGAAGGTAGCACAGATCAAATTGATATAACTCAAAGTTATTTAAAAAAGATAGACGAGAAATTAAATGACAATCCTACCTAGAGAATACTGCCCTAATTGCGATGCTCGTGGGCATTATGATGGCGTCCACTGTAGAGATTGCGGATATGGTCGTAATAAAAAAAGCATAGGTGCTAAAGATTCTTTGGCGTGGCGCAAGGCAAAGGCTGATCGACAAATGCAGATTGAACGTAATGTAAAAGCGCTACGTGATCACCCTGTAACTAAGAAGTGGAATGCCGGACGCATAGCAAACATTGCGGACCTTATGGTCACTTTAAAATTAAATTCACCTGACCTATGGTTGCAAAAGGGCCGCGATTGGGAAAGCATATCCATTAATGGCAAACTTGCACCTAGTCCTACCTATCCTACCGATATCGGTGAATAAGGCTTTTGCTACAAACTTTAGAACCCGTCGCAGATTCAAATCCAAAGACTATATGAATTTCCAAATGCTCTGTCGTCTTAAGGTGGGAAAATCCCACACATTAAATAAAGAATCACTTCTGGGTGTTAATATTACATTACACGGTAATTGGTTTACAAAGTCAGGCACCGCTCGCAAGGTCGATCTACTAAACTTTGAAAAGACACTCATTGATACCGTGTTTGAAATACTTAACCTTAAAGATGAAAACATATTCACAATGACTCTAAATAAAATACAGGGCGACGATAAGACCGAACTTGAGATATATGAAATATCAAGACCCTAATGGTCTATGTATAATTTGTAATAAACGTGGAGTTGACCTGCATCATTTAGTTTCTAGGGGTGCAAACGGCTGCGATTCCGATTTTAACCTTGCCCGTTTATGTAGAACGCACCACCAAGAGATACATAAGATAGGCCGCACCACCTTCGCTAAGAAATACCAACAAATGAAACAATGGCTAATTAAAATGGGATGGCAGTTAATTAATTCTAAGTGGTATGGACCTTTTAAAAAAGAGTGATAAATTTCAACACATGAGAAAATTCGAATATTGTGACGTGTCTATGTCTACAGGTTTCTTGGTTGGCGTCCTTTTAAGTTTATGTGGAATGGGCCTTGGTTATTTAGTTCTATCTGTATTTTAACCAAAGCGCCTTAGATAGTGCTTAACAGCTAATCGAATTAATGCCGTAACAGTCAGGCTATTTTGCTGGCACATTAATTTCAATCTCTGCAGGTCATCCTTATCGATTGATAATAAAAGTTTCGTCCTCATAAGGAGGCCCTTAACTCAATTGCCTGACCATAATGCATTTTCAAAACCTCATGCATCACACCAACTAATTCCCCTGCAGTTAAATATTTAGAAAGTATCTCATCCAATTCAGACTCAACATAAAGCATCCCCGGCTGATCACGACTAAATACAATCCAGTTTGATAAATTCAATCGAACAATTTTTACAATTCTATTTTCCATATAATCCCCCACACCCTTTCTAAATCTCGAATCACAGTTTGAAGTAATTCAATTTTTGATTTGATCATTAATCCCTCAACTGGATGCCCATTCTCGAGACATATCTTTTCTTGGTCCTTGTACTCTTCAAGTCGAACCTTATAGCCGTCTATCAGTTTCTTGATTTCTCCTGTCATCGTCATAATTAAAATATATACTTTATATATATTGCCGTGTGTTATGTTATTATGAAGTTTCTCTGGTAGTTGATTTAAACCCAGCTTAATGAGATTTTAATATTAATCCCCAGTGGGGCCTCAGAGAGGGTTATCATGGCGCTAAGCGGTGCAAATAAGAGCGAGACAAGTATTGATATCCGCCGTCTACAAGCAATCGAATTAAGGCGCGAGGGTTACGGAATAGGTGAGATTGCCGAAAAATTAGGCATCGCTCGAAATACAGTTTCAAGATATTTAAATTCACGAGAGACAAAAGAGATTGTTGAAGAAGCCCGTAACAGGCTTAAGGGTCTAGTTAATTCTTCAGTAGATGTTTATGCGCTAGCAATCCAACGTGCTGAAGGTGATATGGCTAATGCTCAAAGAGCGGCCAGAGATATTCTAAAAAACTACGGCCTATTGATAGAACAATTACAACACACGGGCGCATTGCAATTCAATTTGCAGTACAAGGTAGACGATGACAACGCCAACACTGACCGAGTTCAATCCGAATCAGATACCATTTCAGATGGAAGTGATCCGGCAAGTTCGTCGGAAGCTTGATTACGATAAGGGTGTTCAAGAAATTCTTTTAAGCGGATCAGTCGGAAGTTCCAAGAGTCTGCTTATGGCGCATTTAGGCGTCTCTCATTGTTTAATGTATCCGGGTGCGGTGCTTGGATTGGGCCGATTATCAATGCCTGCTTTAAAGGGAACTATCTACAATACGATTTTAGAACACATGCCAGAAGGGTTAGTTCATACACATAATGATTCACAGGCGATTATTTATTTTCCTAATGGTTCAATTATTCGTTCTTTTAGTTGGCAGGATAAGAAATATAAAAAAGTACGATCTTATGAATTTACAAGCTTCATAATTGAAGAGTTAACCGAGAATGATACTCCATCAGCTTATAAAGAAATATTTATGCGAATAGGTCGCCAGACACATGTTAAAGAAAAGTTTTTAATAGCGGCCACGAATCCAGACGCACCGAGTCATTGGGCATATAAGTATTTTATTTCAGAACCAAAACCTAACAGACATGTTTTTTATTCAAAGACTGAAGATAATCCATTTCTACCTAGAAGCTACATCGAATCACTTAGAGCGAACCTTGACCCTAAAATGGCGCGGCGCATGCTGCATGGTGAATGGATTGATATCAATCAAGAACGCATCTATCACGCTTATAGCGATTTAAACTTCGTAAAAGAGCCGTGGTTAATTGATAAGACTAAACCAGTGTATTGGGCGCATGACTTCAACATCGGCGAAGGCAAACCAATGTCGAGCATTTTGTTTCAAGTCAAAGATGGTCACTTTCATTTCTTTGAAGAGATTGTTATCGATGGCGCTAGAACTGCAGACGCCTGCGATGAGTTAGATTCACGCCAAATATTATGGAACGGCGCGAAATTAGTTATCATGGGAGATGCCACAGGCCGCGCTCGTGACACGCGTTCAATACATTCTGACTACGATATTATCAAGCAGTGGGCCATGAATCACCCTCAAAGATATCAGGTCGAAATGTTCGTACCCAAGGCAAATCCTGCGATTAGAACACGCCATAACCTTGTTAATGCTCACTGCATGAATGATCTCGGAGAATCAAGATTCACAATTCATAATTTAAAAAATGCAGATGAGGGTATGCGTCTAACTAAATTAAAAACTGGCGGTAACTACATTGAAGATGATTCTTTTAAAGCGCAACATATAACAACTGCTATCGGCTATGGTATTTATGCAGTTAAGAATTTATACTCTGAAGTGAAGCCGCAAGTTGTGTCTTCTTTAAGATAGGGGAAATAATGGGAAGAGAAATCCTTCTAACACCTGACGGTCGCAAAAAAGTTATTGATGACATTAAATCAAGTGAAAATAAAAATAGACGTTCTCGCTCATTAAGACAGTTTGAAGTCTACAGGGGAAATCTTTACCCATACGTTCACGAATACCTTTCGCGCCAGTTTTCCATTAATACTCTAAAGGAAATTCCCATCGTCGCATCTATCAACATCGCCCAGCGTGTTGTCGATCAAGAAGCTTCTATCTACAATCGAGAACCTGAGCGCTCTTGGTCTGAAGTAGACGAGAAACAAGAAGAGGCTTTGAACACAATATACGAAGATTCTAAAGCTAACGTGAAATTGCAGTACGCCAATTCAATGTACAAACTACAAGACCAAACAACATTAATGGTTATTCCCAAAGAAGGGAAACTACATATACGTTGCCTAAAGAATCACCAAGTAGATGTTATTCCTAATTCTGAAAATCCAGAGAAAGCAGACGCCTACATAGTGTCAGTATTTAACAAGGCTGATTCTGATTTTGTATTCGGTCAAGGTGGACAATCAAATCATGGATTCACACAGGCCGATAGAATTAATCAAGTCATTGGGGACCAAGACGATTACGAAGCTCAATTAGAACGCTTTCTAATATGGACTGAGTTCGAACATTTTATGATGGATGGTAATGGAAATATTATCGGAGAGGTTTTCCCTAACCCAATTGGGATGCTTCCTTTCATAGATGTTGCTGCTGAAAAGGATTTCGAATTCTGGGTTAAGGTCGCATCTAGCGCAGTAGATTTCTGCATAGAATATAACGCTGCTTTATCAATGCAAAATCAAGTTATTAAAATGCAAGGATTCAGTCAGGCGTGGCTAAAGGCCGATGCTTCAGTAATGCCTGAGATGTTACAGATCGGACCTAACTACGTACTTAAATTAGTTAAGGGTAAAACTGTAGATGGCGAATCTATCGACACTGAGTTTGGTTATTCAAGTCCGTCACCTGATTTAACAGGAACTAAAGAGCATCTAGAAATGTTGCTTGCTAACTTCTTGTCTGCTCGAGGACTTAACACTGGCACAGTTTCTAGTTCTAAGGATAAGCAAACTTATTCATCAGGACTTGAACGTCTATTGGCAATGGTTGAACAATTCGAAGCTAGCCAAAATGATTTTGCAATCTTTAGATATGTTGAAGAAAAGTTATATGAAATTATTAAGCGCTGGCATAACGTCGCTTTAACTTCAAATATCTTGTTGCCTAAATATCTATCGTCGACGATTCCAGATGACTCTCAAGTTTCAGTAACATTCCAAGGTCCTGAAATGATAAAGGGCGAAAAAGATATTATCGAACTACAAATGCTAAAAGAGGAACTAGGCGTTGCATCACGCATTGATTCAATCATGGCAATCTATGGGCTTAATCGTGATGAGGCCCAAGAAAAATTAGCAAAGATCGAAGAGGATAATAATGCCGGACAAACTCAACAAGTATCTGAGCCGAACGCTGGACAAGAACAAGGTAGAGTTGGAGCTGGACCTATCGGAACTGAAACTAACGAAGAAGCAGAAGCTTGAAGTAGCTCAGGCCGTTATAGATAAGATTGTCGCTAATGCTGAGAAGGGTAAAGACCGTCAAGGAAAATCCCTTCCGAAATATTCTAAAGACTATAAAGATTCGGATGCATTCGGGGCCTTCGGTAAATCAACAAAACCAAACATGACACTAACAGGCGATCTACTTGGACAAATAGACGTTATAGATGTTGATGGTGATACGGTTCTAATCGGATGGGCTGATGAGCAAGAAAATCTAAAAGCTCACGGTAACATCACAGGGCAGGAAGGCTTGTGGCCTGCTAAGCGTGACTTTTTTGGGTTACCACCAAAAGAGATAAAGGAGATTCTAGATGGCTACAGTGAAGAGTAATTTAAAAGATTTATCACAAAAGCTAACTGGCATTTCAAAAGACGTTAAAATTTTGGCGGAGGTTGGCCAGTTCATGGTTAAGCGCATCCAAGGTTTCACTCGTCTTGGTTATTCACTTAGTGGCAATCCAGAAGATCCTAAATCCAATCCACTAAAGCCATTATCATCTGGGTATATTAAATATCGTCAGCGATTATCTAAGGGTCTTGTTAAGTTTAAGGGCCCAACAATTACGCTTGATTCAAATTTTAAAGCTAACCGTTCTCAACTCACCGTGACAGGACAGCTATTAAAATCATTAGCTTATAGTGCGAGCCCACAAGAAAAATCGGTTAAGGTGTTTGTATCATCTTCTAGAAGATCTGATGGGGAGAACAATCGTGATGTTGCTAGGGATGTTAGTTCATTCGGTAGGCCTTTTATTGGGCTTGATAAGAAGGGGTTAGAAACAATCAAGATTCGTTATATTAAAGCTTTGAAGCGAAGACTTAAATAAGAGTCGGGCCTTCAGATCATAAGATCATCCAGCCCTAGCGTTTTGGAGGACGCAAAAAAAGAATAGCACGTTGCTATTTGAAAATACAAATGGAGGTCTTAAAATATGAGTAATCAGGTCAGTGACCAAACTGTCGAGGGCAGTGCCCAAACCAGTGAACAACAAACAACAAAAGATAATGTCGCCTATGATACGCACAGGAAACTTCTCGGTGAGAAAAAACAAGTGCAATCTCAGCTACAGGAGGCAATGACTCGACTTGAAACCCTTGAGCAAGAAAAACTTTCTGCTGAAGGTAAAAAGGACGAGCTTATAACTACTGTGCAAAAGAAACTAACTGAAGCTAACGATAAGTTAAAGAAGGTAGTTGGCGCATTTCAATATCGGGCTGTGTCGAACAAATTCGTCGAGAAGGCAAGGGCTGAAGGTTGTTTGAAACCGGAGAAACTCATGCAACTAGCAGACCTTAGTCAGATCGAAGTAGATGTTGATAATGATTTTTCAGTGAGCGATGAGTCTGTGAGCTCAATCATTGAAGGGTTAAAGAAGGAAGTTCCTTTCTTTTTCCAGAAGAATAATATCACCGTAATCGACCAAGTTCCCGGCAATATTAATTCACAAGTAGGTCCACAAGATCTCACCAAGAAATCAATGGATGAGCTTATGGCCCTCGCAAAAACTTTAGATAAAAGAGGTTAAAATAAAATGGCTGATTTAATTCACGGAAATACACAACTTACTGCAACTAAGCAAGACCTAGTCGCTGCTGTCGTTGCTAAAGAATTAGCTTTTCAAGCTAAGCTAGTTCCCAGCGTAACTGACTACAGTGCTTTCGCTGTTAAGGGCGCTAAGTCTGTAGCGATTCCAAAAGCAGGATCATTCACTATCATTGACCGCGCTACTGGCGTTCAAGGTGATGCTTCTGTTTTGACTTTCGCTTCTGACCTAATCAACTTAGATCAGGCTGCTTATTGCGCTTGGATCGTTGATAGCCAAGACGAAATTCAAAGCACCTTGGCAGTTCAATTAGAATTGGCTCGTCGAGCTGCTTCAGCTCATGGCCGATACGTTGATAGCCGATTGCTTGCTACTATTGAAGCAGGCGCTCCTGCTACAGTAACTGCAGGTAACATCACTAAGGACATCGTTCTAGAAATGCGTGAGTCGCTTTTGACT